TATGAACTCGGCTACACCTTGACAGTCTGGCTTGTTAGTTACAAAATTTCGTAACCGGGATGTTTTTTGTTGAAGCGCATGTAATACATCAGCAGAATACCGATGTATATAAGACGTTTCAATATCATAAAAATTAGCCATGTTGTACCTTTTATAGAAATCTCATGCACGTTATGTGCATAAAGTTAAACTCACTCTTACCTAGAGATTATCCATAAAGGGTCTCAAGAGAATTTTCAACAGGGCAAATGCTTGTCTGCCTATTATCTCTTGTTCGGCTTTATCCTCCACTATGGAGGGGTGATATTATCTTACTCGTCTTTGTTGTGGATATGCTTCTTTAAATAACCTATCCATTTTTTTCATCGCAGTTTGGTGATTAGGATCACGATTATCACGATATGACTTCGAAAAATCCTTATCAGCATAAAGAGCCTGAATTTCTTCCTGCGCCGATTGCGGAGATTGTTGGGTTCTACCCAATCCAGTACCTACCGCAAGTGATTCTTCACCAAGCATTTGTCCTATTTTAGAAAAAGCCCTGATCATTTCAGGATGATTCCCAAGACCTGTTTCATCTAAAATTTCAGACAATTCTGGTGAAGCAAATTGAGCATAAGCTCGTTTGGCATAATCCATATTACCATCAAAATTCTTGCCCCATTCACGTTGCAATTCAATGGTACTATGAACTTCTAAATCTTTAATGCCTTGTTGATGTGCATTAAAATCTTCCTCTTGTATGTCGTTATAAAGACCTAGAATGTTTTCAGCTTGTTCTTGGCTGAGGCCATTATCATGTGAGAATTGCTTATAATTATCAAGAATTCCCTCATCATCTTCGCCAAAATCATAACCATCGGCACGTTCTGGTCTTCCGAGTTGATTGTATAGACCATCCCAACTTTCCCCTTCTTGCGGAAGGGAGATGAGATTATCCGGGTTTCCTCCAATCTTCTTGACTGCATTAACGTAGGACTTAGCGAGTTTATCTACAGAGTCAAATGTTTGGAGGCTAGGTTCATCCCTCAAGCCTTCTGGCATAGAGGATGGGTTAAATGCTAAAGCCGAAGATTCGCCACTATCAGCTTGCCCTGTATCTTCAGGAGCCATTGCTTCTTCTGACATAACTTTTTATTGTTAGGGTTATGCTCGTCTTTCTACACGAGCCTGTTCCTGCATGTCAATTCTTTTCCTTATGGCTTCCAAATCTGCACCAACGAGATTAATAATCTCCATTACTACAGTTCTTTGACCTTCCTGCCATGCAGATGTATAGGGGTCGTTAGCATGAGAAGTTCTAAAAACAAAGTGTGCATTAGCTAAAGCCGCTATTACATCCTGTCCTTCTTCTCCACTAAAAACCTCTTTAAATCGTTTACGTTTCTCTTTTTCCTGTAACCAGCGTGAAATCATGCGGCTTCTGATCTAAGTGATTCAGCTTTTGCCATTGATTCATTCAATTGACCAGCTACTTGTGCCTGTTGTAATTGTGCCTGTTCCTGTTGCTGTCTTTGCTGTTCTGCAACCATTTGTTCCACTTCTTCCTGTGTTCTCAAGTTAGATGTTGGTATTTGCAGGACTTCAGCAGTATTTTTAAGTATTTGCTGAGTATTAAAGTACATTGGTATTGTCTGGTCTATCTGAGCAAGTGGCATAATCATTTCAAACAACTGATTCATGGAACTTATCTCACCAGACCTCATTGCAATAGAAACAGGGTTAATATATTCTATCTTATACTGGTTTTGCATTTCTTGTGGCATTTCAGGTAGTTGGAAGGATCGCATCAGTATATTAACTGTTCGCCTGATAAGCGGATCAAGGAATTCACCTTCCTGACGAGCAAGAATTGGCCCAAGTATCGGCATTCTCTGTCTCATCCTGACTGAAACCTCTGTTGCACTAAATCTCATAACATCACCATCGGGTGCAACCGGGCCGGGTAGTTCAAGTAAGTCTAAAAAGTAACCTTCCCTGATATTTGCAGTACATTTTGCATTTAGTTTCTCTGCATATTCAGGTCTTGCCCTTGTAGGCACTTCAAATATCTCATCTTTGCCCCCTAGCCCTACTGAATAATAATTTATTGCATCAGGGGTAGTATCTAGGGGGTCTAAGAGTCCAGAATCCGGTACAAACAGAGGCGGTGAGACCGCTTTCTGAACTGCCTTTAAATATGTTCTGTCAATTTCTGTAATAAGTCTTATATCGGGCATTATCTCCCAAGTTGGCCCTCTTCCATATATTTCTCTATCTGATCTTTCCCATCTTGCACAAATATAGGGCATTTCCTCATAGCCACCAAATGCCAATATCAGTTTTCTTTCTTTAAGGTAGTGAATTGATACAAATGGTTTTTTAAATCCTTCTGGTAAATGATTTTGTACAGTCCAAGAAGGAAATACTGCATGAACAACATCATAATCATCAAGCATTTTTGCTCCAAATCCCTTTTCGACTATTTGTTCAGGAAGGGTTTCTGGATCAAATCTTGATACTAAGTCTTTTGCTGTTTGCTTATAGTTACGAAATACTGTGTCAATTTCCATCTCACTTCCGCTACCCAATATGCAATCCGAAAGAGGAAAATTGCGATAGCGAGGGCCAAAACCGGGCTGATCCTCAACAAAGATGATACCAGTTCCGAAAGACCCTGCTTCCAAGTAATATTGGAATATTGCACTTTGGAAATTTGATGCTGGTCTTGATACATGGTGTTTTACTATTTTAGATGCCTCTTCCATCCACAGGGCAACATTACGGCTTTTATCCAACTCAGCAATTCCGGTTGTGAGTTTAAACCATTCTGCACCCATTGGTGTAAAGACATTGTGGATATTAGATGCAAAGCGTTTCAATAAGCGCATTGCCGTTCCTTCAAACGCCATACCCATTCTGTCATCGCCTTTTGAATGAGTAGTAGTAAAGTCAGAACGGTGAGGAAGGACATATTCTGCCATTTCCTGCCATTCACGCTCCCATACCCTGCGGTTATTTTTCAGCTTCTCGTGATGCCTGTCAATAACAGCACCAAGATCACTTCCCTGTTGCTCTTCAGCCATTTTATTATGATGTCAACATTGTTGCTGATTGTCCTGCGGTTAGATTTGCCGCACCTCTACCAGCTAACTCTTGTCGTTTCTTGTTTTGTGCAGTCAATGCCGCCTGTGGATCAACTTCTTCAGCAGAAAGTACAGGAGCCGCTACTCCTTCTGCATCAGGGTCTTTACCCTGCGCACCTTCTACAAGGTTTTTAAATGAACCTCCATATACTTTATCTGTCATTTGACCTAATGTCCCTCCGGGGCCACCTTCTATTGTTCCAGCAGGGTCTTTAATAGCTTCAACTCCAGCACCAATAGTTTCATTTAATACTTTTAATATTGGTGAACCACCACCACCGCCACCGCAGAGTGCGATTTCGCCAGAGTATTCATATGATTCTGATGCAGTTTGAACAAGAGAACCATTTTTAAACTCATAATTTACTTCTGTATAGACTTTCATAATTATCTTTTATTTAAGGGTTATAGTTTCTTTCTTAACAAAATACAATGTTCATTATATTCTTTCAATACTTTTTTCCATCCTTTCCTGCCATACACACCCATATAGGTACATCCTTGAGCCGTTGCCCAATTTTCCATCATTATAACACCTTCATCAATCCAGTCAAACATCATTTCACCAGCCATAGTAACTACTCGGCACATTTTATGTTTAGGGTAATATGCATATTCAACTGTAACTGCCGCAACAATTACATCAGAATCAGGTTTAGTTACTATCCATAATATATAATAGCCAGTTTTTAAGTATTCCAGTATATCTTCTTCATTAAGTACATCATCATTTGTTTTTGTAATTAAATCTTTTACATCATTCCAGACAGTATCTATTTCATGTTTTTCTACAATGTATGTATCAAGCGTAGAGCCTTTCTGACGAATCATAGTAATCGTATGTATTAATTGCTTTCCTTGGTCTTTTCTTGGGACGACCTGTTGAAGCAAACTTTAGTGACTGAGATGCATATCTGGTTGCACTCATTAAGTCATCATGTGCCTTTACGATCTTTCCTTCTTTCCTATGATACATTCGTAATTCTTCAAACCACAAGTTCAGATAATTAAAAACCTTAAATCTTCCTGTCTGCATTCTCTGTAGCATATCCATTATACCCGGTTCTATAGAGATACCACCTTCAGGATTTTCAAAGTGTTTATGTGCCATATTAACATTTTGCTTCCTGTATAACTCTGCCAATGGTTTACCTGAACCTTTATCATGTTGTGATCCATCATGAGGCCATATTACAGGAACCCAATCTCCTCTTTCCCTTATTGCCGCAGAATGAACAACTGGTGTTTCAGCAGATTTTCGATAACAGTCATATATGTAAATAGTATCTGTATCTCTATCCCAAGCTATCCAGACTGCGGCAGTAGGGTGATCCCAACCAAAATCCAAGCCACATAAGCGAGGCCAGTATTCAGGTAATGCAAATGGTTCCACCCTCAGGTCATCTTCACTAACAGGAAATACGAGTCCAGAACCTAGAACTGGTATTCCTTTAGAACGCATATCTCTCTCATGCGGAGGAAGTGCGGCTAATATTTCTTTCTTAACATCTTCATCTAAGTGTACTGCATCATCCCATGTTGCATGATATAGAGCCTGTGACTGTCCCAACTTAGTCATAAACTGTGTTACAACTTCAGTCATTCCGCTTTCAGGAGTAAATGTCATAAAGACAATTCCACCACTTTTAAGTGCGGCTCTCAGGGCTTGCGAGTATATATCCTGCGGAGGTTCCTCATCGAGCCATGTAACATCTACTGCCTTACCCATCCATTGCATCTTCCCCTGCTCATAGGATTTAAAGATCAGTTTGGAATTTCTGCCAGACACATGTTTAACACTCAAACTCTGGTATGCATTTGGAACACCGGGCATTCTCAAGGGAGTACCAACTATGTATTGCTTTGGTATTGAACCTTTCCCGAATTCATCCTCATCTCCGGGTTCACCAAGCATCTCTGCCTGTACTATATCCCTAGTATTTGCTGTAGTATTACCAGCCGCCCATGCAGTTATAGGTCTTGAGAACCTTGCACCCTGCCACCATTCAGGGTATCGCCCTGTCAGGTGAAATGCCATCTCAGATGCACCGCAAAATGTTTTACCAGTTTTATTTGCCGCCATCAAGAGGCGTTGCCTAGCAAGGCGACCAGACATATCCTTTGCATCATGAAACCGCTTCTGGTATTCATATGGTTCGTATTCCAGCAGTCTATTGGTTTCATAGAGATCGGTTATCTTCTCTGCAATCTCTATTGCCTTTTCTGCCTTATTGGTCATATTGGATCAGTATATCGTGGTCGTTTCTTTCTGGCGTAAGATGGTAATGTGTAATTTAAGGCTTCTAACGTACTAGGGTTTCTTCCCAAATCTTTTTTTGCTTTTTTATGTGCAACAAAGGGAGTTAGTAAGGTTGAGAATAAACCAAATGATTTTAAAGAGAAATTACCACCTTTTGAAGAAAGTTTATATCTTACTTTACCATGTTTTGCTTTCCCTCCAAATGCTCCTTCTTTTACCTTTGCTATAGTTTTAGCAGTTTTTTGTGCTTTGGTTTCTTTTGGCATATCAACATCAGATATATGTTCTAGCGGTTTAGATTGTCTATCCCATTTTAATGAATCTCTTTGGGAACCGGGCCTTGTTAATAATGATTTGCCTGTAATTAGTGGTTTCCCTTGTTTCTTTAGTTTCTTATTTTGTCTCTCAATAGATTTAAAAGTAGATTTCTGTTCATCAATATCTGCAATATCTTTTTTAAATTCAACCTCTTGCTGTTCAGCCCAATTTTTCTGGTGTCTATCCCAACCTTTGTTTTGTTTTCTTTCATTATCTTTTGTCCAAGAAGTATCATCTTTTGATTCACCTTCAAAGTCTAGGGATTCACTAATATTTTGAGGTTCTTCAAGACCTTTACCTTCAAATTGTGTTAAGGATGATGAACCATAAGCATCAGGTTTTTGAAAAGTTGTTACTATAATTCGATTATTCTTCTTTTGTATTACAGCAGATTTATTCCTAGTTAGTTCTATATTTTGTTGTTTACTTCCTGTAAGGATAGTTTTACTTGCTGGCTTTAATTTCTTTTTCTGCTCTGCTGAAACCTCATCACTTGTCGTACCTTGATCATATGCATCTTCAAACTTTTCAACATAACGTCTTTCTACAGTATCCGAAGAGTCTGCAACTTTAACTATTTTTGGTTTACCTAAACCCGGAGTTTTAGCAAAGTAATCTCTACGCCAAGGCGGTTTAAATTTTTGTGATAATACTTTAGTTTTTGGTTTTGGGTCTGCTTGAGAATCTGCAATATCATCTATTTCAAAGCGTAATTTATGGCCTTTAGGTAAACTACCTTCTTCATGTCTATAAAGAAAGTCAGATACATCTGATGAAGGTCTATTAAGGCGTGTTCTAAGGTCTTCATTATATTCCCTCAGATAACCTAGACCAGCTTCATGTTCTTTTGAACCGACAGGATGATCACTTATCTCATCCATTACGGCTGAAATAGGTTTATATGCCTGTGTATTTTTACTGAACTTATTAAATTTCGTAGAACGCCATCTTCCTTCTTTCTTAATCTCACCTAATCTTGATCTCCATTTATCTCTTAATGCTTTATTTGGAGCAACAGCACTTAACTTACCTTCCTGAGAATAAGATACCCTAAATACTTTTCCTGCATCCACAGCTTTTTGTCTGGATATTTCTCTATTCTTAAAACCTTCCTTCTTATTAGGATCAGGATTATAAGATTCATGTTTAATTGTTCTTTCCTCCATTGTTGGAAGATTATGTTTTTTAGCTACTCTTGCTACAAAAGCAGAAGTCTTATTACTAGGATTATAGTCATGTGCTATTTGTGCAGAACCATACTTCTTTTCAAAGTTCCTGAAGTTTCTTACTAATTGCTTTTCGTGAACTTCAGTAAAATCAAAGTTTTTTGCACCTGTAACGAGGAAAGTCTTCTTACCACCTTTAGGTAGTGTAGTTACAGGCTGTTTAGGGGGATCAGGGGTAAGATCAAGGTTAGGATTGGCTTTGGATGGGTCTAGCTTTATCGCAGACTTCTTCTTTGAAAGGCGACCATACCCTTTTACCAGATTAACCATTGTGAATATGTTTGTAGCCATTATCTATTTTGATTGTTGTCTATCGTATCCTCTAGTTAAGATGCTTTTCTTATACACTTCCTTCATCCAATGATGTGTATTCGATCTATATCTTGCCCACTTGTTTGCAGTATCTTCGTTTTTAAATCTTCTCAGTACCGTACCTACTCGTTTCTTTAGGTGTTCAGGTTTCTTCTCATCTGAAGGGTACTTCCTTACTTCTGCACGACCTTTATGAATCCATGTCTGGGAATTCTCATGCATGTTACATTAATATTGATCTACGAGTTAAAAGACTCATCCCTGTAGGATTCCTTGCAGATTCCATTCCCGGTAATGCCATTTTACCTCCACCACCCATTTTTGCACCTTTAGATTTAATTTTCATTTTTTTCTGGTTTTTTCTTGCGGCAAGTTTTTCCATTGCTAACTCTGATCTCGCTCCCTGATATAAGGAATCTTTTGCTTCTATTTTTAACTGTCTTTCTGTTTTTGTTAAAGATTTATTGGAGCCAAAAATTCTATCCCCTAATTCGCTGGTACTGAATGTCCTTTGAGGTTTTAGTACCTTGTTTACTAGGCTACTTGTTGATTTCGGTTTTTCAATCGCCGACTCAAATGCAGTCCTTGCTAAAGATTTCTTTGACAAGTTTTCTTTTAAATAACCTTCTAATTGTGGCGCTTTAACCTTTACCTCACCGAGTAATTTATTAACCTTTTTTGTCTCTGTTGAAGCAAGTACGGACTTAAACCTTTTTTTAGAATCTGCTTTCCCTGCCTCAAATATGCCACTAATTGTGCCAGAGGGGGAATCTTTCATAGTTGCGAGTGCTGTCCAATTTTTAACAGATCGTAAGTATGACCTATACGCTCTTGCCTTTGGAGTAAGAACATTCAGGTTCTTCCATGTCATTGCTTTAGGTGCAACTGTTTTAAGAGGCGTTGTTGAAGTAGATAGTGCAACTCCTGATGACAAGACCCCTGCCGTAAGAATAGTCTTACCAGTACCTTTAAGAAAGCTCCTTCTGCTAATCTTATCAGCCATCAGTTAGTTGTGGGCCTGATATTACTTTACGACTCTTAAATGCACCAACTAGCATCTTAGCACCATCTTTTCCTACTAAAGCAACCAATTGTGCGTTAAGCTCTTCTATGGTACGTCCTGTGTCC